CTTCTTCGTTGTGGATAGCTAGCACCAGCTCTTCAACTTCATGCTCGTCTTCAGGAGTAATGACAACTGTGCCGCTTCGCCAAACCACTTCACAGGCAATTCGGATGTCTTTATTGGTGTGTTTCAGGAACTCATGTTCTTCGTAGCACTTCTTGTACATATTTGTAACTTCGTAGCTCTTACCAATCTCAATATTCATATTATAACCACTCGCAATCAATCATCATTTCGGTCAACATCGCCATCATATTAATCTCAGCATCGGCAGCGAATGCAGCCTTGTACTGATAGTCAGCTAGAGTGACCACAACCTGCGGAACGCTGGTTGCCTTGACATAGTCATTTGCATTATCGTAAATTGAACGGAACAGCTGCGTGCTGTCGCCATCAATATTCTGAGCAACCCACTTGCGGACTTTGCTGAATTCTTTGGCCTTCATGGAAGCCATCAAAGCTTTCATGTTATCGTCAGAGAAGTTGACAAGAATACCAGCATCGATCTTACCGGTGGCAGCATATCGCTGAAGCTCGTTCAATACTCTGCGATTATCAGGAAAGTGCTTCTTCACAACCTCAGCAACTGTGGCCTTATCAAAGTCGACGCCCTGTGTAGTTAGGATGCCACACACACGCTTGAAGAACTCACCAGCCAGCTTTGGCTTATCAGCAGGTGTCACCTTGAACTCAACAACTGAACACCTCGAACGGAGAGGTTCGATGAGCTTATTGGCAAAGTTGCAAGTCATTATAAACCCGCAGTTGGCGCTATACTCTTCCATGAAGTTTCTCAGGGCCGGTTGAACTGTCTCAGCATTTAGATAGTCAGCCTCGTCTAAGATCACATACTTGCGACCACCTGCCAATGACATGGATGATGCAAACCCTTTAATCTTTGTGCGCAATGTATCAATCAAGCGACCTTCATCAGAACCGTTGATGACAATATAGTCCGCGCCGAGTTCTTCAAGCATAGCTTTGGCGATAGTGGTTTTGCCTACACCAGCGGTGCCGGTGAGCAGAAGATTAGGGACATTCTTACTATCGACAAACTGCTGGAACGTATCCTTCAAAGACTTGGGAAGGATAGTATCGCCGACGGTCTTTGGCCTGTATAGCTCGCACCACAAAAACTCTTCTAACATTATATAATTACTCCTCAAATATAAATCAATTTCATATAGTATACCGCACTTTCACTAATAAGTAAAGAGATCATTCTTCTATAACTTTCCAACCAGTAACTGTAGACACGCGAAAAGACCGCCAAGCTTTAACGTCCATGCCCCAAACCGCTATATTGTCAGAGTTTGGGTCAATTGCATTCAACATGAGTTTTTTGCCGGTTTCCGACTCAAGTATTTCTGGATTGATAGTACACGGCATAACCCGTGTACCCCCATCGTTGATCTTCTCGAACGTCACTTCAACCACACCATTCTGGAGTTGATAGATCATTTCGCCCATGATAGTTGGATTCATTATCCGATCACCGTTTCGTACAAAGCTTCGAGGTCTTCCATCTCGCCGACTGTCTCGCTCAAGTTCTGCTTATGGTAAATGCGAGCCATTTTATTCAGATACTTCTTAGGAATATCAACATCATCGGCCAATGCTTCAATGGCTTCTTTGATGAAATCTCTCTCAGCTTCCATTCTAGTGTAAGAGTTGCTAATTTCTTCCATACAGCCTTTGATGCGCTGCTTGTCGGAATCACTTGATGGTAAAATAATATTGCTCATTTATACTACTCCATAGATGTCGTTTTGCTCAGTCCAAACCATATAGCCTTGAGCTTTTAATAAATTACACATACGAATGTCGTCAATATGCGAATGTTCAATTTTAACCATGGATGGCTTAACCTTCCAAGAGTATGTCGCAAGGATATTTGTTTCGTGTCCCTCAGTATCCATTTTCAAAAAATCAATATGCTCAATTCCTGATTCTAAAATGAACGTATCAAGTGTCGAGCATGGAACGGTTATAGTCTGGTCAATAAACTTTAAATTCATTTCATTGTCAAGCAGGCGCGCTCCAATATGATTATTAGCGGCGACATGCCCGATACCATTAATCCATTGTAATTTTGGGTCGCTGGACTTGACAGTTGTGTGGAATTTGATATAGCCATCATAGTCCGACATTGCAATATTGCTCACAACAACATCAAGACCCTTGACCCGAGCCGTCATAGATTCCGCATACTTTGGATCTGCCTCGACCATATAACCTTTCCATCCGGCGGTGGCCAGAGGGAGGCACGTGTCAAAATCACACGTACCAATCTCAAGGAAGACTTTAGGATTAACCATTGAACGAACTTCCTGCTTCAGTAGCAACCCAATATTCAATCATAGTACCTTTGAAGTGAGAGATACCCTTTGAAGAGATCTCTACGGAATAATCATCAGCAATGAACTTTAAGTTCTCGGTCTTGAATAAGAAGTTGAACTTAATTTCGTCAGAACAGGTTCCGACTTCTTGGCTGAACTCATTGGCAGTTGGGTTTTTGCTATCAGTAGCGGTTAGTGTGATCACGCCTTCTTCACCACGAACAGCAACCTCAGGTAGAGACAGCTGGTTGGCAGCATTCACAACACGCTTATACGCAGCAGCGGACATATTGAAATTCACGTCAATGCTCGGTAGAGTGAGGTTCTTTTCAGGAACAGATGTGATCATAGAAGGATCGGTGTATGTATACCGGCAAGTAGACGCGCCCTCAGACATTGAGAGAGACTTATCACCGAAGTCAATTTCACCGCCATCGAATAGGCTTGCCAAACCCAAGAATTGGTTCAATTCATAGATAGCAAAGTCTACTGGGAATGTTTCCCCAACGATAGCTGAAGCTAGAATATTCTTTTGCGGCGATACTGTGCGAAGTATATTGCCCTGACGAAACGCCAGAGATGGATTGATTGTAGAGAAGTTCTTCAATACGTCGATTGTGTTATCACTTAATTTCATTTTGTGTTTCCTCAGTTGTTTTATTTTCAGTTAAACGATCGTGTTCATACAATGCAAGAAATCCATAATGAATAATCTTCACTATATCTTTGCGGTGGTCGGCTGGAAGACCTTTCTTACCGTATCTTCCATTATACTTATCTACATTTCCTAAAAAGAACCCAATACCATGACCGCGATCAACAATCACTTCGGAGGACTGAAGTCCACCTTGACCATAATGGCCGCCATATGTATGGTCAATATACTTTGCGAACTCAGCAATCAGTTTGTCTTCTCTAAATTTATAGTCAATCACTTTTTCATCCCCTTAATTGCATCGACGTCAGCTGTCGCAGAAGCACCAAGTGCAGCAATATCAGCCAAAGAACCGCCAAAGGTGTACGAGCCAGTGTGCATCAATCTCATCCACGGGCAGAGATAAGTGGGCACATGAACTTCAGACATAAACTGGCAGAACATATAATCTTCTGAGAGGTATCGCTTTGACTTGGGGTCAATCAGCGCTTGGAAATACATACCGATCTCGCGACTTCCGTCAAAGTGCTTAGTGCGAACATGGTCAGGGAGGTACGTGTAGTCGGGATATGCCACAGAGAACTTCTCGAAGGCAGATCTAGCGATCATCATAAATCCAGTGCCGCCCTCAAGAACCTTACATGGCTCATCAATTTTGATCGATCCACTACCATCGGCAGGATTGAATACATAGTCACCGACATACTTCTCGAGATCCTGCGGATTGTCGTCAGCGAAACCTTTGTCAACTGCGCGCTTAATCTTTTCCCAAGCGATGGTCTTCTTTGGGTATGGTCCGCACATAATCTCTTTTGGTGCCTCCTCATCCGAGTCCATCATAGCGGCCATAGAGATTACATCATGCGGGTCAAATCCAATATCAGAATCAATAAACATCAAGTGCGTATAATCGCTGCGCATGAATTCGTCAACACAATAATTTCTAGCACGAGTGATCAAAGACTCGTTGAACAAGTAGAAGAATTTAAGATCAATCTCATATGCTTGACAAAGTTTAGCGAGGTCTGCGCAAGACTTGGCATACATGCCATGACATTGACCTCCGTACATCGGGGTCGCAACCATGATCTTGCGCTTGCGTAGCGTGCTCAACTCAATTTCCATTTCCATCTAGTTTACCTCAGTTTGAATTATTAATATATCTATGTATTATACTATACATTTCCGCAAAAGTAAACCTTTATTAAAAAGGAATAGACTCTTGCGCATCATGGGTAGCATCTTCATCTGACGCACCAACCTCTACATCAGCATCCAGTTTGGTGTAGAGGTCGCGGAAGGAAGCTTTGGTATCTTCATCAAACCGGTTGATACACATGTCGATAGCAGTCATTCGATCACCGAAGATCTTATACGCTTTAGCAATATGCACCAAGCGCCGCGTCGAGATAACTTCATCAATGCCGCCATCATAAAAAGTCTTGCGAATAATATCAGCCCAGTCTACCAGCTTCGCGACAAAATCTAGATCAGTCAAACCAAGGTCTCCAAAAACAGCATTCAGGATGCGTTTCTCAATAGCGGCAGTGGGATATTCCTGCTCACACGTAACTGGGAAACGCTCTAAGAAAGCTTCATTCAAGACGTTGGTGCCGATGAAACGTCCGTCGTCAGAACCTTTGCCTTTTGTATTGGCAGTGGCGATAACGGTAAACCCAGAAGCAGGTTTGATATACTCGCCAGTCTTCTTTATGAAGTAACCTTTACCCTCAAGGATTGACTGGAGGCACATGATCTTCGCTGGGTTGCCGAGATCGATCTCGTCTAGAAGCAGGACAGCGCCCATCTCCATAGCTTTGATGACCGGCCCTTTGAAGAATCGAGTCTCACCCTGCACCAGACGAAAGCCTCCAATCAAATCATCTTCATCAGTCTCGATGGTGAAGTTGACACGGATAACTTCACGCTTTAATTGAGCACAAGCTTGCTCAACCGAAAAGGTCTTACCATTACCAGACATACCGGTTATGAAAGTCGGGTAGAACAAACGGGCATTCAGGATCTTCTTGAGGGAGCTGAAGTTGCCGAATGGGACAAACAAAGGATCTTTTTCTGGAATCAGATTTTCGGAAAACCCATTGGTGGTGACGTTTAAATCGGCAACCAGTTTGTTCGGCTCAAGTGCTACAGTAGCCATAGGAGCTTCAGAGGGGGCGACTGGAGGCGTTTCGCCCGAGGACGAAGGAATAGTATACAATCCATAACCAGCTTTCGTCTTCCAAATAGCTCCTGGACAATGTTCGAACCCGAGTTCCTTTCCGGCAGATTTGATTACATGAGCTGGGAGAGTAGCGCCTTCCCCGTGGCGTGAAGTCAAGATAGCGGTGAGTTTTTCAGTCCGGCTTATAAGATCAGCTTTAGTCAATTTCATAATATATACTTCCTCAATCAATCAGTTAAGACGCTATTATACTAGAGTTCGCGCACCATGTAAAGGGGTTGACCATTTATTTAATCAATACCCACTATTCGTTTAGGAAATAGTCGCAATAAGGTCAGATAACATTTTACGAGATCCCTTTCTTGAAGAGTTGGCCTTCTTGAATGCAGTCCTGATTCTACCTTTAGAGGCATCAGATTCAACCTCAATAGCGCCATTAGATGTCTCCAGATACCGGCCACCGGCGATAGCAAAACATTTGTCATATCCAAGAACTGACGGAAGGACGACAAACTTTTCGTCGCGCATTTGCTTACACAACCCAGTCCCGATCGACCATTTAACAGTCTGCGGGAGCTGACCTTTAAATGTTGACCAGTTCGGAGACATGATGCGGTATCCGACAGTGTTAGACTTTGTTCTCTCGCGATACATCTTGAGTAGAGTGGAAGTAGTGTTAGATTTATATCCTGTAACTTTATAACGGGTGTTTGTCACTGGGTCTACCATATACAACACCGTGCGGTGGCCTTGATAATCAAAGTAATTAGAAATTCTCTGTAAATAGTGACGGTTATCATCGGCTTTACAAAACGTGGGGTGACTCTCACCGTCAGTCAAAAAGATTGTATTGATTATATCCACTTTGGTATTCGCCTTGAAGTCATCATGAACTTTAAAAGCCGCGACAATACAATCTTCGAGAGGAGTGCCTCCCAATAGCAATTTTCCTGGGGGAATCCAACTTCTCACTGTCGAGGAATAGTAAGAAGAAATAGACAACCAAAGGCCGGCCATTTGAGTGAATTCACGACGGTTCATATTACTATTGAACATCTCCAACAACCTAAATCCAGGAGTGTATGCGATAGTGTTGATAGGAGTTGAGGGCCAACTCACAGCAGATTGTGACTGGTGATCACCAAACCTATCAGTAAACGCATACACCCGATACGGGATGTTCACTTGCTTACAGAATAGAACAAGGTTGAGCAACTGGTCGATGGTCGCTTTCAAATCTCGGCCCATCGATCCCGACCAATCCATATACATCAACATCCCATGGTTCTTACCATCAAGAGTTGTACTGACTTTGCGGAAGATATCATCGCTGTAGAGGTAGCTGTTCATCTTGACTGGATCAATAACACCAGTCTTAGAAAGAGTCTGGCGCGAGTATGCTGCGGCCGACTTTCTCATCTCAAACTCTTTGACCATATAATTGATGGTATTCTTGTTATTTGCTAAGAACTTCTTATACTTTCCTTCGCCATAGAGAAGACCTTTCGCATTCTCTTTAGCTTGGATGAACTTGGGAGAATACTCACTAGTTTCTCCTGGAACCTCAGTGAACATAATGTCGCGCATAATTTCTTTATGGTCAATTATGATGTCTGAGAGGGAAGACGTGTTCAACTTAATATTAGAATAGTAAATGCCAGTATCTTCACCATGTTCTGAAGAAATACTCCGGCGAAGAGTTTTGTCAGTCTTAGAAACTAGGGGATCTTCCTCCTCCTTCACTTCTTCTTCAGGCAAGGTGTCATGCTGATAATTACCATAGGGAGAAGATATGTCATTCTCCTCGTAGTCAGTAGCCTCATCGGAGGCAGCTTCTTGGTCAGCTTCATCAACGCCGGTTTCATCAGACTCAGATTCTTCAGTCTCGTCTCCATCTCGATCAAAGTCGTCATACCCTTCGTCATCATCTCCATCTTTTTCAGGAGCTTGATTTTCAGCAGAAGAAGCAAACTCCTCAAATTGCTCCATTTCATCTTGTTTGGCGCTCTTGCAGAACTCAAACAGGCGATCGGTGAGCTCAACCACATCTTCCCAAGTCTGAAGAGATTCAATCTCACGAATCCAAGGAAGTTCAGTTTTTTCGATACGGACACCGGCTGAACGACCGACCTTGAAGTATGTATTAATGCGGTCAATTAGATCATATGTATTAATCAGGTCTATATCACCACCAAAAAACCCTTCAGAGAGCATTTTCTTATATGAAGAAACAAAAGAACGGCGCAGGCCAGGATAGCGAGCTTGAATCATCTTTTCAATACGGGCATCCTCAACAACATTCAAAAAAGACTTGTACGCTTGACCTTTTGAGCAAACAGCTTCGTGCCAACCATCTTCAGGAGTGTATAAGGCGTGACCAACCTCATGTCCAACTAGGTGATCATAGGTGCAGGTTTCCATGTTATCCCACATTGGAAGAGTGAGGACTCGATCGCGGACATTGAAAGAAGCAGTCTTCGCATTTCTATGCGTGACAGTTACGTTCTCAGTGGCGAGTAGTTTGGCGAGTATATCTTTAGATGTCAAATTCATAGTATTCCCTCAAGTTCAAGTAGCTATTATAATGCATTTTGAGGGGGAAAGCAATAGGCAATTGGCTTTTTTTTATATCATTTTAGTATATGATTATAACCAAAAAATATAAGGGAGATGAAGTCGCTACAGCGCGTTCGCTGCAACGACTTCGGTGGGTCTAGATCATGAGGGTTCCGGCTTGCACCAAAATCATAACAGGGACGATTAAATGTATAGCGACCACTGTTGATAATGATGAAAGAAAGAACCCGATCTGTTGATAGTCATACTTGCGCATGGTTTTCTCCAGTAAATTGTATTGGTTACAATCTACCGCTTCACTTTGTGGAAGCTTACTATTAATAAGCCGCCACTGATGTCCCAGTAGATCCGATTTCGATCTTCCTGGGTCTCCGCTCCTCAGGAACCTCAACTCTGGCATTCACCACAAGTATCCCGTCCTTTAAGTC